ATGCTAGTGAAGAAACAATATTTCAATCCATAGATTTTATATCAACAGATGTATCAGACGGAACAGAAGATGGAGTCATAGCTTTTAGAACCAGAGGTGCAGGAACTTTAGCAGAAAGATTAAGAATAACTGAACAAGGGTTTATAAAGCTCCCAAGCAAAGTTTCTTTTACAGGAACAGGAGATGCAGGACTTGGACATCATACTAATAACTATATGTATATTTATGGTGGTACTGCAGGTTTAATTCTTCAAGATAACTCAAGTGGTTCCAATAGAATATTAATAAGAGATTCAGGCACTATGGAGTTTCAAACAGGTGACTCAGAACAAATGCGACTTGATAATTCGGGAGCTCTTTTAGTAGGAACAACAAGTCATATAACTGCTACTACAGAAGAATGTGTACACATAAAAAATGGAGACGGTGCAGGGCAACTATTTCTTGATAATACGAGAAGTAGCGGAAGTCAATTTATGGTTCAAATATATAGACTTGGAACAAGAGTTGGCTCTATTCAAACAACAACAACAACGACATCTTATCTTACAACTTCTGATTATAGAGTAAAAGAAAATGTTGATTATGACTTTAATGCTTTAGAAAGAGTAGCACAACTTAAACCAGCAAGGTTTAATTTTACTATTGACCCAGATGTAACAGTTGATGGATTTCTAGCACATGAAGTTTCGGATATTGTGCCAGAAGCTATTACAGGTGAAAAAGATGCAGTCAAAGAAGAAGAATACGAAATTACCCCAGCAGAATTAAATGATGATGGTGATATTGTAACTGAAGCTGTAATGGGAACAAGAGAAGTTCCTGATTATCAAGGTATAGACCAAAGCAAGTTAGTACCCTTATTAACAAAAGCAATCCAAGAATTATCAGCAAAAGTAGAAGAATTACAATCTGAAATTAACACACTCAAAGGAGAATAAATATGTCTGAAATAGAAAAAGTAACCCTAGATGGAATTACTTACAAAGTAGATGATCTGACTACAAAGGTAAAAGAACTTTTTAACTTTACTATAAAGCTACAAGATGATTTACAAGAAAAAGCTTATGAGTTAAAAAAAACAGAAAATGCTAGAAAAGAGGCTATGCGAGAGCTTAAAGAAGCTATTGAAGCAGACAAAATACCTGAATATAAAGAAGATGAATAATTGGAAGTATTTTTCAGAAGACGAACTTAAGTGTAAACACACCGGTATTTGCAAAATGGACGCACAATTTATGGAAACCCTAGAAAAAATTAGGGAAGAAGTAGGAGTTCCGTTTATAATAACAAGTGCCTACAGAGACCCAACGCATCCTGTAGAAGCAAAAAAATCACGACCAGGAGCCCACGCAAGTGGCAAGGCGGTAGATATACTAATTAGAGGTCAGGATGCCTTAAAATGTATACAAGTAGCGTTACAACACGGTATAACCGGGCTTGGTGTGAAACAACATGGCGACACTAGATTTATACATCTAGATACTCTTGAAGCTACTAGTTCCAGACCTAGGCCTTGGGTTTGGAGTTATGAGTGATACACAAGAACAAAGACTAGAAAAAATAGAAGAAAAACTAGATAGACTAGCAGATGCAGTCGTATCTATTGCTCGTATTGAAGAAAGAGTAGCTACTGTTCTTAGGCAGAATGACAGATTTTTTATTAGAATGGATAAGATAGAGCAACGTCTAGATGATGTAGAGGCACAATCAGATGTTAACTCAAACACAGGAAGATTTATAGAAAGGTTCATGTGGATTGTAGTCGCGGCAGCGATAGGGTTGCTCGTCTATTTTGTACGTATAGGAGGTTAGTATGGCAGATCCAATAACAAAGTCGGTGGTAGGTATAGCAGGCAGTGTTTTAAATAAGTTTGTTGCAGATAAAAACTTAAAAATGCAACTAGAGCATGAGCTCAAAACACAACTACAAACTGCTAATCTTGCTCAAATAGAAGTCAATAAAATAGAGGCATCCAGTAAAAACTGGTTTGTAGCGGGCTGGAGGCCGAGTGTCGGCTGGGGCTGCTCCGTTGCCATGATGGTGCATTTTATTATATTACCTGTAGGTGAGTGGATTGCTGCATTGTCTGGTGTAAAAGTAGATATGCCAGAGTTTGATTTTACTCAATTGTCTACGATACTTATGGCTATGCTTGGAATGGCAGGCCTTAGAACTTTCGAAAAACAAAAGAAAGTTGCAAGAGGAGATGATTAATATATGGCATTTTTTAAACTTACAACTTTCTCTGGGATTGCTCCAAAATTATCGGCTAGATTATTAGCAGATGATATTGGACAAGAAGCAAAAGATGTAAATTTAGATTCTGGTGTACTTAGCCCTGTAAAAGATAATTCTAATGTACAACAAATAACAGATGGTAGAACTTCGGCTTATAAGTATGATTTTGCTGGTAGCTCTTACTATTTACAGTTTACCAATGATGTAGATGTAGTACCCGGTCCTGTAGCAGATGATGCTTTTGACAGATTATATTGGACTGGTAATAACTTTCCACAAATGGCAAGCTCTACTGAGATTATAACAGCGGGTGGTTCGGGTGATTTCCCAAGAAACTTTTTTAGATTAGGTATACCTGCACCAGTAAATGCACCTACTACAAGTATAACCTCTGGAACTGATGATGGCACAACTCTTCAGTTTAGCACTTCGTATGTGTACACTTTTGTTTCTGCTTTTGGAGAAGAAGGACCTCCATCTCCTGCTTCTACTGTATTAACTAAAGTAGACGCACAGACGGTAACTATTTCAGGTATGGATACTTCTACTTCTAAAAGTAATACCAACTTATCTAAAAAACGTATTTACCGTTCAAACACAGGTTCTAATACAACTAATTTTCAATTTGTAAAAGAAGTAACTTTAGCTACTGCATCCACTACAGATAATACAACTAATGCAAATTTAGCAGAGATTATTCCATCGACCTTTCATATTGCCCCACCAGATGAAGACACTAGTCTATACCCCAATGGTAAAATGATAGGACTAACCGCTATGCCTAACGGCATACTTGCTGGATTTACAGGAAAACGTTTATGTTTCTCTGAACCTTTTTTGCCACATGCTTGGCCTGTAGCTTTTCGTATAACACTTGAAGAAGAAATAGTTGCTATTGCTATGACTGGGAGTGGTCTGTTTGTAGGTACAAAAGGTACACCCTACTTTGTAGCAGGTACAGATCCACAATCTATGAGCATTGTAAGACTTGACACAGCGCAAGCGTGTTTAAACAAACGTTCAATGGTAGATATGGGGGATTATGTTATCTATGCCTCTCCTGATGGGTTAGTGTTAGTAGAAGGTACAACAGTTAGTGTAATAACAGAACCTATTATAGACCCAGAAACTTGGCGTAGTAGTTATTATCCAGACACACTTCAAGGTTTTTTACATGAAGGTAAATACATAGGTTATTACAACAGTAGCGGTAATAGAGGTGGGTTTATATTTGATCCCAGAGGGGGTAAAAATGCTTTTACTAATTTAAGTGCTACTGCTACTACTATTCCTACGGGTGGTTACACTGATCCAGATAACAATGAGCTGTATGTAATTGTAGATAACGGCAGCACCACTAATATAGAAAGGTATCAAAATGGTTCGAATAACCAAACTTTAACTTTTAAAACAAAAGAAATAGTTATGCCAAAATTAACTTGTATGGGTTTTGTAAAAGTCGAAGCAGAATCTTTTGCAAGTCCAGGCATTACAGTAAAGGTTTTTGGTGATGGCACAGAGATATATGAGGCTACTATTACAGCTTCAGGATCTGCATTTAGTGTAACAGGAGCTGCACCTACTTCTTTTAGTGCTACTACTATTTCTGAGCCTGTACTTAGATTACCAGCGAGTAAACATAAAACTTTTGCAGTAGAAGTTAGTGGGGCACAAATTATAAATGAAATAGCTATCGCGGAGAGCATGCAAGAACTAAGAGGTATTTAATGAGTACTGTTGGAACTAAAGTACCTGCAATCATAGATATCCCAGCAGATATTGACCCTAAAATAAAAAGGGTACTAGATTCTATGAAAGAAGCCTCAGAGATAAGGTTAGGTAGACGAGGTGATCCTAGAGATAGAGCGATAACTTTGAGAGAACTGATAGACAGTGGGTTAGCTATAGAATTAAAAGACGAACCTTTTAATCCTAATGCAGGGTTCGGAGAAACTGATTTTGCTTTACCTAATTTTTTACAACCAGATCCAAGCGCCCCTGTGCCACCAACGCCTACAGGGCTGTCCGCAGGGGCTGCTTTCACTACGATTACTCTTGATTGGGACGACCCACAAATAAGTAATCTAGCTTTTACCGAAGTTTGGCGTAATGGTAGTGATAATTTAGGTTCTGCCACCCGAGTAGATACAGTAAGTGCAAATGTCTGGTCAGATACCGTTGATACTGCACAAACTTTCTATTACTGGGTGCGTCATGTAAATACTAATAATGTAACGGGTACATTTTCTTCTTCAGTAAATGCTACTACTGCTCAAGTAAACGCAGCAAGAATTGAAAACGCAGTTATTGATAATACTAAATTAGTCAATAAAACTTTAACCAATACTAAAATTGCTGACGGTACAATAACTTCTGATATTCTAGCGGCTAACTCAGTTATTGCTGGGAAAATTGCAACTAATGCTATTGTAGCTAATGATGGTGTTATCGGTAACGCTGCTATTCTTACTGCTCAAATTGATGA